GGTTGGTGAAGAGTGGAACTTATAACAGTTACAGCGCGATTGGAGGGCTAAGCGAGTCGGCCGCTAACTTCGTAGACGATTTGATTGTGGTGGCCAGAAACCTGGGGTTCGATTCTGATGATGAGGTCAAATTCCACAATTTTGAGAGCGGCAGCAAGGAAGAATTCTACTGCACCAACAAAGCTGGTAAATACATCAAGCTGATGGAAGTTCGCGCCTACATGAACGGGAATCTTCATATCAAATTCAACCAGGCTTTTATGCTGGCTCTGAATGTAGAGATAGGACGGTTGCAGGGATGGATCCACAACGCACAGCACGCAGCGGAAGAAATGGGCGAAAAGGTTGAGCATGTTTCTGAATTCTTCAATACGGCCTATTCGTTGGAAAATGACGGGAATGTGGTGCGGTTGTTAACTGCTTAACGTAGTTAGTTTAGCGGTTGACAAATACTAATTTAATGGAGATTACAATGAAATTCTATTTACTATCGATATTGACCAGGTGCGGCGAGTTTGAATTCTCCCAACCAGCCACGACCGCTCTGCCGCCAGAAGTAACGATTGATGAGCGCATAAAGGACATTGTGACAAATTGGTACGGGGAGGAGGAAATAGATAATTACGACGATGATGGCGTTGCATTGTTCCATTGCGGCAACTCGGTGAAATGCGAGCAATGCATCGAAATAACACAATCTGAGTATGAGACATTCCAAAAACACTACATTTAAAGTCAATACATAGATTATTGTCATGTCAAAAATAATAGTTGAATTAACCGAAGGGCATTTCCAATACGCCACACAGATTGACAGCAGGTTACCTTTATCGAAGAATAACATCGGTTATTCGATTTACCATAATCGCGCAATCGATGGATGTTTTATAGATCAAGTCAGGCAAATACTGCCTGATTTTACTTTCAAGGTTGAAGATAATAATGGATGACAAAAAACCGCACGGCCTAACCGGAAAACCAAGCAACGCCACCAAGCCGGATGATCAGAAAGCCGAATCTCACATCCGTGCGCGGTGCAAATCTTCTGACAAGGCCATGTGGGTTAAGGCTGCGCAATCGAAAGGGATGAAGCTTACGGAGTGGATCGTTTCTGTGCTGAATAAGGAAATAGAAAAATGAAAAAAAGTAAATTATCAGATCACATTAGAATGCTGGCAGAAATAATAGACCAAATGCCAGAGGATGACGTAACTACAGATCATTGCGTACATATCCACCAACTTATAGAATATGTTTGCAGAAATATCAGAAACCGTGATGTTGAGAGATCGGTGGGCAATTTGCTGGACAGTATTGGTTTTTTAATAAACACAGAAACTGTAATAAACTCTAATGTCAGCGAGATACAAAGATTTATTGATAAGCTAAATCTAAGAAGTAGGCATGTCGGCGCACAGTTCAAATTAATAAGAGATAAGATCGAATGAAAAATGGCGCACTGAGCATAAAAAACTTGACTCGCGCGCTCAATGAGCGTATAATTATTTTAATGGTTAGCAATATTGCAAACCACCGCGCCTCGGGAACAGGGGCTGGAGACAAAAATGTTAATATCACAAAAAGAAGCTCTTAGTCTTATCAAAGATGGCAAAGCAGGTAACAAATCATTTGTTTGGCCAGCAGGAGTTAACCACGAATTAACACAACCACAGCACATTGCAATAGATCGTTTTGATTTGCAAAGAGTGGATCACTACCCACCAACAAAACAAGATTTGCAAAACTGGATTGACGGTAAAAATGCAAACGGCAACACAGTCAATGCCTAACCACCCAAACCGCAGCCGGGCGAAAAGCCCGGCGAGCAATCCGAATCCGGATGAAATTATCGGCATGCGCATTAATGCTGGGATTACACAGCAACAAGCCGCAGCAATTGTGCATGCCGGGCTGCGCACGTGGCAGCAATGGGAAGCTGGCGATCGGCGCATGCACCCGGCATTATTCGATTATTTTTTGCTGAAAACGGGTCAAAAAAAGCTCGAAATTGATCCGGGATGCAAAGCCGCTACACCTGATAAACCCTAACTTCACCGCCGGTGTAAATATCACGTCTCATCGCATATTCAACCGCTTCTTTAGCGCTTTTCCCGTGATCCATGGCTGAAATAGCGAATCTTTCCCCGCTGCCTATCGAGATGTAATTTTCCCGGTTGTTTGGGCATTTGAATATACCTTTACCGCCCTCCTCACCGCCAATAATGAATATTTTTCCTTTATCAGCAACAATAGCGTAGGCATTACCCGTATCCCTTCCGGTTGGGGAAAAATATTCATCGACCAGCTTATCGTGGTCTGACGTGCTTCCAGTCATGAAAAACATTACTCCGTCTTTAACGATGCATTTTTCGTAAGCATGATCGACAACCATTCCATCGGCAACCGATAGCGTATCAGTTGCCACCACTCCGTCGCGATAAGCAATAGTGGTCATATTTTACGCTGCCTTTTGCTGTGGTCTTGGGCCACCGACAAACGTACCAGCTGACCGCGCCATCTGTTCCGCACGCTTCTGATCGGCGTTCAATATTTCAGTCTGCTTGGTTATGTTCCAGCCGGTAGCGGTCCAAGGATTGTCACCAGAGATACCGCCTCCACCACCGTTACCTTTAGAATCGCCGGATTGACTGGCCGGCCACCAGTAGCGTTTTTTCTGTTGCATTTCGCTTAACCATACTTCCGGATCGACGCCTGGCGTTACGCCAACCTGATCCTTTGTGATTACCCGGCAATCCTCGGTAATTTCCATGACGTTATCCGCATAAAGCAGGATATCGTCCAGTGCTTCTGGTATAACGCCCATTTTTAATGCGGCCGCACGCGCTCTATCGTGAATTGTCCGTTTCTGGTCCTTGGCCTTAAGTTCCGCGGTAACGCCTTGTTCAGCGGCAAGCTGATCCTTGAGCTGCTTGTTTTCGCGCTCGATCGGCCCAAGCTTTGTTCTGAGTCTGCCTTCGACAATCTCATTGATCTTGGCTTCATCAATCTTTCCAGCGGCGGCCGCCTCAAGTTCTTTGATGCGATCAAGCTGGGCAAGCAGATCCACTGGGTCTTGGTCTCCCAATAGAGCAAATTTTTCCCTCAATGATTTGTGATCAGCGCGCTCTTTCACAAGCGCAGCAGTAACCTTGTCGATATCGCCCTGTGTTTTCATGCCTTCGACACCGGTTAGCAGGTATGTTTTGTCAGCCTGTTCGGTATACAGATCATGGAAAACCTGGTCCAATCCGTCGAGCGTGGTAAGTTTGAGTTTAAGTTGCATTGGCATCGCTATTCTCCTAGTTTAAAAATTTACTTACATCCAATCCGGCACGTTCAAATGCTGCTGCGTCCCGCTGCGCAACCTCTTTGAGTGTCAGAGTTGTTCCGTCTGCATCAACGAATCTATCAAGCTCTAAGCCACCTTTTCTAAAAAGCAAGGCGCGCGTTTTGCCGAGCGTATCAGTCTGAAATTCAGAAACCTGATTTTTAAGCCAGTTGTTATAACTGGTCCTTGCTGGTACCTGACCCACTAACTCACGGATACGGCCGCGCGCCCAGTCGTCATAGTCACCCTTGGTTCCGCGCGGCAGATCATCGCGGTTGCTTATCGATCCAAGATCATTTTTAGCAGCGTATTCTTTTACTAGCAGGCGCTCTGTAACAGGTTTTGATGGCCTAACGCCTATATCTTGAGACAAATACATCACGCGAATAGACCTTTCTCCTGGGTGCGCAGGTAGTTCAGGCCCCTCTCCTGGCTTAAATGTTTTCCCATCCATTGCCTTGCAGAACGGCGTTGTCCTTCCGTCAAGCGTGGCAACCCATTCCTCCATCTCGATTATGTCAGCATTCGCAATAGACACCTCGCGGCGCGCGCTGCTTGTTATGTGCTGCATAGCGGTGCGAACCATCATGTTCACCGAGCCGCGCGTCATTTGAGTGATTCCGTCCGTTCCTTTTGCATTGGCCGTACCGAACAGATCGCGGGTAACCTCCTGCGCTGTTCTGCCTTGGACAATTCCTGAATTGATTGTTTTGTTGATTCTGGAAACATCGTCTTCGGTTAACTTGCTCACCCAATCGGAAAGAATCCTGCCTTCAAATGGTCTTTCGGTGACAATCGCCTTCAATGTTTCCGGGTGAGGCGTAACCGTATCCAATATCACGGGCGATACGCTGGTAATCAGGTAGGTATAGAACTTCGATTCCTGTGCCACCATGGATAGCGACTCATCGTACAGCAACGATCCGGCAGCCTTCCACGCCTCCCCGCGTATCTCAAAAATGACTTGCTGAAGCTGATTCAGTCTTTCCCAATCGCCGGGCTTGGTCAAGCCTTGAGATTTTCCGAGTCTCGCTATGAGCTTCCCTGATATTTCGTCCTCAGTTTGGTCGAGCAGATCATTGATCTTGTTGCGCACACCGGCAGAATAGCGCAGCACGTACGTTTGATGACGTAGCGCGGCGTCGTACATCTGTTGATTTGCCGTTGGCATTACAGTCCACCATCCTGACCGGCCAACGCCTCAAGCTCTTGCTCAAACGTTTTGTCAGTCATTCCGCCCTCGCGCATCCGCTCATGGATTGTTTCATCAGAAATAGGCGCTCCCATGGTTTGGGCCGTTTTCATGTCAATCACATCCTTGGCTGTTATGGTCACATCGCCGAAGTCAGTGAATGGAGTCACAACAACCTCATTCGGGTCGAGCTGCATCCAGGTGGCGATAAGTTTCAGCATTTTCTCGACCGCTGCGGCCGATGTCTTGGCAATTTGCGTGAGACTTGCGGCCTGGGATCCCTTGCGGGTAACAAGCGCGTCATTGCTCTCGACCGATCGCTTATCGAGGAGTTTCATCGCTTCATCCTCTGCTCGCTTGTAATCGTTTTCGAGCGCGGACCGCTCTTCAGCTAAACCTTGGGAATTAACGCCAATGTACTTTGCATCACCGCCAAGACCGACATCAATGCAGGCGCCAGCCCCGGTTCTCACGCTATTGTCCGTAGTTTCGTCTCCCACGCCCATTGGCATGTGCCCGATCCGGACAAGCGTGTCTTGCGATTGCATGTACAGGTGATAGCGGTAATTTGCCTCCGAACGATAAATGCCCAGCACCTTGTTTGCCAATCCCAGCAGCGGCGGCATATCAGGCGTAGGCAAGTTGTCCTTGGAATTCACAAAAGCAAACGGAATCTCTTCCAGCGGCCTGCCGAACAGCAGCACCGGCTTCATTTCTGATTGAGTTATCTCATCCTCGAACTTGCCGGTCACAAAAACATTCTTTCCGTTTTCACCCGCCGCCAGAGACAGAACCCTATATGTATCCTTGATGGTCCATTTATAGTCAGAGTCGAGTTCTGTAGTCGGCTCGCTCAAAACCACCATGCGCAGACTGGCTACCGTCCCGGTTTGGAGTATCCCTTCGTCCCAGTTGGTGATTGACTCTCCGTAGTAAAGCGAAATGTAAGGCAAATCAGTCTTTTCATCGCTGTCGAGTAACAAGCCAAGTCTCCCGGCGATTAGTTGCTCTTCGTTCATTCTGCGGATGAGCGCGTTAACCGATTCGCCCTGCCGGGTAATCCTGTTGAGCAAGGGCTCCATTTTCACCGGAACCTTAATTACCGCGTCTTCCTTGTGCATCGTACCGATTGCATTTTCAACTTTTTCCTTGACTAATCCAGGCACGCGCGCGCCCTCAAGGTACTTTTTATACGCAACAGCGCCGGGCTCTCCCGCGTTGAGTCCGTCCAAAGTCTGCGCAACGGTCGGCGATAAGTAAGTTACGGTTTTTTCCTTTACATGGCGTTCGCCTTTGTAGAAATCTCGCACCGTCTGCATGTCACGCAGAGATTCATCATAATCAGGGTGTGTGTTTTTTACGCTCATAGTTTTAGGTTCCGTAGGTTCTTGATTGGCCAGATGAATAGGTGATAGGGAATTCGTAATCAATGAAATACCTAACTGCCGTCCCGATGTGCTGGAATTCACTTTCTTCTTCGAGAAAACTTGAGCCTTTCTTCAAAGTTCCGGCTGATAATGATTTGTGCGTATACGGCGCTTTTTTCGTGTTAACAAATAACGAAGCATCTCCGGCCGCATTCTTGATCTTTGCCCTGACAGCGTTCTGCCCGTCTTTTATCGATACTGTTGATGGCTTAACACGCCGCGTGTATTTCCATCCATTGTTTCTCAGAACGGTTTCTATTTCTATGTAATCAGAAACATGTCCATGTTTCTCCCCAGCGCGCCCGGATGGGTCCCCATAAATAATCACATGCTTGTTTTGGTGATTCTTGTACTTTTCAACAAACTCAAGCGCTGCCTGGCTTGAGACGGCAGAGGAAAGAATGATTTCATCAAGCAAATACACGCTGTTATTGCGCTTCACGCCAATACCGCTTGACATTGGGGTGAAGTTAAAATCGTGATACCACAACAATTGCTCGTGCGGTTTTATGGTTTCTTCTGTGTAATTATCCGGCCCGTAATCATCATAAATTCTCCCGGTCGCTGTTTCAAAACTTGCCTCATACTCTTGTTTGAACTGCTTCAGGCTTAATATGCTCTTTGCCGACTCAATTACGTCTTGCGGCAATATCTCTGCTGATTTCCAGTGAAACACTTCCCACAGAGGATCGTTCGCCGTCATGGCGTAATCAAAGAGATTGTAATAATGATTCATGCCTTCAGGAACACCGAATATCCAACACCACGCGCGATAATCAGGTCTTCTCGGATCAACAGTGTCAAGCGCAGGCATAATATTCTCTTGCCACGCATTCTCTTTCAGGTTGCCAAACTCATCTATTCCACCCCCAGTCCAAGGGATACCCTCGAACCGCGCTGGCTCATCCAATCCAAGAACTGTTATTGTTGAATCATTAGGGAAAAATATCTTTAACTCTGTTTCGCTTGGTTTCTTTGGAAATTTAGATGAAAAGGAAAGTAGTTTTAAGTCATTCCAGAATATCTTTTTTGCTTGGTCTCGCGTGGGTGCGCCAGCGAAGTATGATTCGCCAGCATTCCTCATCGCTTCTTTAGTGATGAAACGCTTAAATCTCTCTGTTTTTCCAGATCTCCTGCCAGCCGGAACCACTGGGAATCGAATACCATTTCTTACAGCGTTTACCAAAGCCAATTGCACAGGGTGGTTCTTCAACGGATACCAGCGCCTCTCTTCTTTGTATAATAACTGCGCTGTCAATTTGGCAGCCTATTTGCCAATGAAACTAATGCTTCCACCAAGGCGGTGGAAGCATCATGATCTTTGTTCTTGTCTTTATCAAAATAACCCAGTATTCGTGCCAAATTTTCCAACGCTTTATTTTTGTCTGGCAATTTGTACTTTATGACATGACCTATTCCTGCATCATTATTCCCAATCGAAACAACATCAATGCCTGCTATACCAGCCGCCGCTGCATCGCTTAATTGTTTAATTGGAATCGGTGAACCGTCATCATTAAACAAATTCCTGATGTCCATAAATGCCAATCGTGACATTTCAAGCACTATCCTTTCTTGAGTCACTTCAGTTTTTCTTGATAATTCATCTCTTCTAGCTTTGATTGCTTCTGAAACGTGACTTTTCCCGAGCAGTTGAGGTCCTATCCATTCTGCTGTTTTAGCCGAATATCCGGCTCGAATAGCAGCTTGAGTAGCATTCAAATCAATCAGGTATTCATCAACAAACTTTTGCTGCTTTGGCGTTAGTTTTTTATCTTTTGATTTGGGCATATGAAAATCAACTTTATTTAATAAAAACTTATACCACAACATTCATTCATCAGTAAAAGCTTATACATTGAGCGAATTTTTTTCAAAACCTCATATCCCGGCACGGCGCGCACATATCGTTAACCAGGCGCTTTGAGAATAATCCGCAGCTCTCGCAGTCGCCTTCATAACCTGCTGGAATATCAGCCGCAGCCGCGCGTATAGCCGCAATGTTGCGCTCTTCCATTTTTTGAGCATAGTCGTTTGCTATGTCTATTTCGTCAGCCATATTTAACCCAATAAATCGTAATATTGTTTGAAATGGCAAATCCGGTTATCCAGCCCCAGTGTTCCGCCATTCACTTTCTTGGTGATTCTGGTCACCACGTCATCGCTCGCGCCTTGATCGGCCAGGTCATTGAGCGCTTTGGTATTCCAGAACCACGCCGCGGATAACAGCGGATATTTGGTTTTGACCCAATCCGGATTGGCAGCCACATCGTCGCCGATCGCCTTGGCAAACGTGATGTAATTGTCCTTACCGGTCAATTGAATATAACCTCGGCCACGGTATTTATAGCCTTCTTTGCTGGCCTCGTCACCGTTTCCCATACGATTGGCATAAACGCGCGAGGCGATTTTCTCCGGTTGGCGGGCATAACTATCCGCCAGATCGCCAGGAAAGTATTTTGAAAATACTTTCCTCAACCCATCGGCGGAATAATTCAGGTTTTCTTCCAAGGCTTTGAACTCTGCGCTTTCGTGTGCGCATTGTGCGAGAAAATGCGCCAGACGCAAGGGTGAATCGATGCCAAACTTGGCGGCGCAATCCGGGATTTGGGCCAGCACGGCATCGGGAACATGGGTTTTCAGTTTATCCAGGGGTAACATTAGGCCACCTCCAGACTCAATTCACGCACGATCACGACCACGCCTGGGGTTTCAGCGTAGCGCTTGCGTTGCTTGGTTTCCACGATCTGAACGTCGTCTTTGTAAACCACACTATTCATTCCATCAGCGCAAGCTTTGAATATATTGTCTATGTCGGGTTTCTTCGTCGGCATCAATAAACCCTGAATTGCCTGGGCTTTCTTCTTTAGTGACCAAGATTCGGGTATGGGTAATCGAATATCAAGTTCCACCGATACTGCACCTTGGATCAAGTCTCGTCCTGCCATAGCGATCATGGCGGAATGCGCCACTAGTCCTTCATAGTTGACTGTCTTTTCCGGCGTGTACATGGTGATGAACTTCCCGCGCCGCGCAGCTTTCGCCCTGCCTTTCCCGACCGGCGCACCCGGCACCACGAATTGAATTTCAACTGTCATTTTCTTTCCTCAGCCTTTTTATTCCTGCGCCTAAATTTCAACTCATTCACAATCTGATCCGCAAGCGCGTCGCCGAACAGTTCGCGCCATTTGGCTATGCACCTGATCTTGTATTCCCTGGTAAAGCATAGCTCGATAAAATCCGCGCCCTCTTTTACCTTTGGCGCTCTATATTTACTCACTCATACTCCAAAAACTAACAAGTGAAGCGGGCTGGATTGTGGTTACCAGCATTCCCTGCTTAGAGCGTGTCGCCCGTCTGATGTAAACAGAGACTCAGCTTTGAACGTCTCCAAAGTAGCATTTTGCATTTTTACTGGGCACGATCTTCCGTACTGCCGCTTCCTTCTTAGTTCTGGCAGGGGATGCAGGACTCGAACCTGCGACACACTGGATCAAAACCAGTTGTTCTACCATCTGAACTAATCCCCGACTGTGTTCCGGACACTAAGGCGGCCCGGATTAACCTTTTCCATTGAATCACCAGAATTTGCTCTGGTTTGTTGGTCGCCGGTGCTGAACCGGCATTGCAGATCCCAAGTTGCCGTTGCGAACGGTTACTATCTGCATAAGGTCTAGCGTATCAGCCTACGCATTAACCAACAGGTGGTGGAAACTGACTGACTTATTAGTTGCTGCTTTCATAGTTAATGAGTTTCAGTTTCCACCCCTCTTGGTTCCAGCTTAACCGGCTGGCCGGTTTTACCGTTAAGGGAATTCCCGTAACGGGGCTACCAATCAATACCGCCAGATTTAATTGACGCGATACCGAATATAGCTGCGACAGCAATATCCTTCAGTTCCTCAATTTTCTTTTCATCTTCAGATTTAGCATGCACTTCATCACGATATTCTTGAACTTCATCTTCAATAATCCCGAGAATTTCATGATTACTAGCCATCGTTCCAAGACCTTTTTGCCTGGCTCGAAACATGAGCTTTTCTTCCACTTCACAAATGGCCTTTGCTAAATCTTCGGTGCTTAATTGTTGTCTGTTATTCACTTTCTATATCCTTACGCTAGAATTCATGCTTGGTTTCCACAAGACTCCGCTGAGTAACTGCATTTTTGCGGGTATGCAGACCAATTTCACAGCTTCACTGATCTCTATATAAACCTGATTTTTTCATGCCACACCCTCCCAAAGTTCAATCAGAAGCGCTAGGCCTTTATCGCTTAGTTTCATTTATTCAGAAACTCCCATTTTTCTTGAGTAAATTCAGTCCATTTAACATGATCTGTGCTTATCCAATATGTTAAGTCTTTCCCATCGTGGATAGTGTAATAACCGCATGCACTTACAATAATCTCGTTAAAGTCATCCGGCGGCATACGCTCGCTGCAAAGTGTCCATTCAATATTCATTTACTTAAAATCTCCACGCGAACCTTTTGACTCCTCCTGATTTTCTGCTAAAAGCTTTCTAATTCCTTTAGGATCAGGCTTTCCGTATTTTTCCCTTCTTTTAATTTCCATTTCACGGTTTATTAACAACCCTCCAAACCCATCTTCTGGGAATACAGCTTCATAGCAATGAGGGCAAGTCGGCACCATATTTCTACTTCTCCAAGCTGACTCTGCTTTTTTTGCAGCTTGCAGAACCAATGTTTCTTCTTTTAATTTATTCAACTTATCAATGTCTCTTTTTCTCTCTTCTTGATAACCTCCAAACTTCTCCACAACCAGCATAAATGCCTTGAAGTTATTAAGTATCAATCCACATTCAGTACATTCAATTTGCTCTGTAGTAGGGTCGTATTCCATTCCGCCCTGATGTCTACATGAGTTTTCTCGTTTTTTCCTGAATTTAACTTCACCGAAACGTATAACGTTTTTATCGTCCACTCAAAACACCCCGCACATTAAAGAATTCATCAGCATCCGCAACGTAGCATTTGCACTGAGCGCACAGATGCGTTTCTACTTCAAAACCAGCCTCATGAAGATGTATGCCGCTGTCGCATTCTTTGCGCGCCGAATAGCCTATTTTATGTTCGCCTTGAGTGCTTATTTTTATAATTTTGCGTATTCCCGTACGGCTTCTTCTATTATCGTTGTCGCTGGCTTTTCGTGATTTTTAAGATACTCAGCCACATCAGGAGCAAGACGGTACGATACCCTAACTTTATGCTGATTCTTTCTACCTGATCCAGAGCGCTTTCCGCCATGATCGGCTCGGATCTGGTCGGGTGTGGGGTTAGTCATTTAATTGTAAAATGAATTAACTGCCACTTCTCTCATATTTTTATCATTTGATAATTTCACGCAGTTGTTCACCAATTTATTCATTTGTGACATATTTTTGTTAATTGCGACTTCTAAAGAGTAACCTTTGTCCATCCACAATTTGATGGCTGATAAAAAACCAATCAAGTCATTTTCTGACACATTCATGTCTTTTGCTAGATTTGCTATTTTGTCCATTTTAATCTCCTGGTTAGTTATCTGCTGCTGATGTGATAATTATACAGTGATTATGATTTAATGCGAGCATTAAATCATAATAGGTTAAAATACTTTGCTACTAAGCCACCAATTCTTTTTTTGTGAAAAATACATTATCAAGGTTAGATAATGCCGTTCTCTCGATCTTCCTGAGCTTTGTTTTGATGGTCGATAGCTGCTTGAATGTTGTGCTTCGAGCCAATGAATACCGTTTGCATAGCAAATCAATATCCAATTTCCCACCGCATACCGCACGCTCTACCATCATTCTGCGAACTTTACGATGCACGCCTTCCAGCTCCACACAGTGCGACAATGCGTCGATAGCTGATCTCCATTCTTCGCTCGGCGCATCTTGTTCGCAGTGGCGGCATTCATGAAGCACATGGCCGTAACGCGCAACAATTACATTGTGCTGATCGTCAGGTAACCGGCACACCTCAGCAAGTATAAATCCCGCTTGGGCAGCTGCGTCCAATCCTGATAACCCCTTACCTGATCCGATCATGGCTGTTCGCATTAGACTGGTCATTGGTGTTTTTGGTGATTGTTGCACGCTGTAGTTAAACGCAAAAATAAGTGCTGAATGCGTTGAATCAAACAATGGTTGGTCTATCATTTTTTCTCCTGAAATAATACGCAACGCTTGCCATACAACTTGCCTAAATTGCAACCTTTCTTACTTACATCACCCAACGAACTTTTAAACACAATCTCGAACTCTTGCGCGCAGCCTGTGCAAGATTTTTTCAATTCTCTTTGTTGCTTTTGGTCTAATACGTCCATTGGGTCTTGGTAGTAATACGATGGCAAAGCCATTACTCGAACACCTCTATTTCCCAGCCGCCACCGTCACGCTTTGGCTTTGGTTTGGCCGCAATAAATCGGAATGGATAAAGTTCAGCAGCGATTTTAATCTTTGCACGTGCGTCGTCTTGCCAGTGCCCTTTTACTTCGTGCGCTTCAAGCTGCCCGTCTGCTTTCATTATGAAAAAATCAGGCGTATAAAAAGTGTTGTCAGCCAGCCGTAATTTAAGACCCTCAAATTTGAACCAAAGAATATCGCCAGAAATCTGCATTGCTTTGAGCAGATTTTCATAAGATTGTTCTGTTTTGTTGCGCTCACCGGTCTTGAGTCTACCAAGAGCGAATAAACCAGCTTTTGCGTTGCCTAATCTCATTTGCTTTTCAATCTTTCGAGTTTCGCCAAAACATCAGCACAGTTACTTCCGTTTGCTTTCATCTTCCCAAGCTTCGCAGTGAGTGACTTAATCATGTAATCTCTAAGTTTTTTGCTGACGATCATTTGCTGTTTAGCTCCTCTGGATTGGCTGCTATCTGGATTTCTTTTATGCTCATTTCACTCTCCATTTATCCCTGCTTACTATCCAAGATCTTTATTAAAATAGTCGGAATATTTGCACGATCGACATTGTTCTCGTTTAATTTCTCTGCAAGCTTTGTTGCGCCTTTTAACTCAGTTTCATTTAGCCACTTTTCATTCTTCGCACTTGGTATAGTGAAGTCTATTTTGTCGCCTTGAGTAACTCTTATTTTGTATAACAAATCACTCTCCATTTATAGGTGCTGAACTAACAAGTAGGCGGGCTGGGCTTGATACCAGCTAATTTAGTTAAATCTGTTTTTACTGTAAAATATGCTTCAACGCTTCTATGCTTTCGCTCCACTCCACATATTAATCGCCAATGATAGTAGTTTCATCAGTCAGATTCGCGTGTCCATCCACGCCGCCGCCTATTTGTTCGCCCTCCGTAACGTGGAGGAGACGACCAACACGCCTTCTTACATTCCTATTAATCAATTTCTTGTACTTTCTTTTTACCTTATGGTCGCAATCAATATACTCACCAATAAGTAAACCAATTCTTCTGCCTGTAATTTTCATTTTCTGACGCACATAAAGACGGAATTAATACACAAAAAACAAATAATAATATATAAATAAATAAAATAGTCGCCATAACATTCTCCATTTACCAACAATTCAGGATTCTCTGCCCTCGGCTCCTCAGCCACGCATCGCGCACAAAGGGAAGCGCCTGAGTCCATATTAACCACCGTCTCCGGCTAATTCTGGTTTGTAAATAGGTATGTGCTCCCATCCTATACATAAGTCACTCTTGTAATACTGATCACCTGACCATAGATTCCCTAAGCTATCAAAATATGCCTCGTGCAATCTAGTACTACCATTAAAAGCCACAAGAAATGAACATCCATCTTTAGGCGCATCGCACATAGGCCGCAGCTTTGAAACTGCTAATGTGTCGATTTCTTCGAGCGAGTCTATCAAATCAGCGGCTATTTCTTTGTGTTCGTGGTCTATGTTATGACCACGGATTAACTCTCTCAGTATTTCTTCTTTTATGACTTTCATTTTGTGTTTTCGTCCAGTAAATTATCAATCGCTTTTATCACTTTCAGCCTATCTTCACTGCTTTCAAAAAAACGAATTTTTGACCCTAAAAAAGATTGATACACCGCT